GGTGTTGGAGACCTTGCATACTATGAACAAATGCAACAGTATCTTTCTACTATTGATATGAAACTAACAGGAACTCCTCAAATTCAGTTTACTCGTGCAGGCAACACCTTAAATATCTTCGGAGATATTTCTGGAACTAAAGGTGATTTACAAGTAGGTGATAAGATTCTAATGGAAATGTATTTCACAACTGATGCAAATAACAATGGTAAAATATATAATAATATCTTCTTAAAGGAATATGCAACTGCACTTATTAAAGAACAATGGGGACAAAACCTTATTAAATTTGAAGGAATGGTATTGCCAGGCGGTGTTACATTGAATGGTAGACAAATACTAGAAGACGCAAGACAAGAAATAGAAGTGATTAGACAAAGAATCTATAACGAGTATGATATACCACCAGATTTCTTTATGGGATAATTAAATGGCAACGAATCCATATTTCAAACAAGGAGTTCGTTCTGAACAATCATTATATGAGGACATCATTATTGAAGGACTCAAAATGTATGGACAGGATGTATACTACCTTCCACGAGAAATAATCAATAAAGATAATGTCTTTCTTGATGATGTTCCGTCACGTTTCGGTTCTTCTTATAAAGTGGAAATGTATATTGAGAACACCGAAGCGTTTGAAGGTGAGGGTGACCTATTTACTAAATTTGGTATTGAACTCAGAGACCAAGCAAACTTTATTGTTTCCAGAAAGAGATGGAAGAATCTTGTAGGTTCTCGTCTTGCAGAAAAGAATTTCCGTCCTCGTGAAGGAGACCTAATCTATCTAACACTATCCGAATCTATATTTGAGATTCGTAGGGTAGAGACCGAAACTCCGTTCTATCAATTACAAAATCTTCCTACATTCCGTATGCAATGTGAATTGTTTGAATACAATGACGAAGACTTTGATACTGGTATTGACGCAATACAAAAGGTTGAAGTAGAATCTGCATATCAAGTTGAACTGACTATGGATTCAGCGGCAGGATATGACCTCGGTGAAACTGTACATCAAGTATTTGGTGATTATACTATGAAAGGTGAAATTGTTGATTGGTCTGATTCAGATAAAGTTCTACAACTTGCACACGTTGGTGCTTCTGATGGTAAGTTCCATACTTTTGGTACAGTAACTCAAGTTATTGGTCAAACGTCTGGTGCGAAAGCTTCTCCAACGTTTGTACAAGAACTTCAGAAAATACAAGCAGACGCACAAAATACTATCTTTGATGACTTTGAATCAGACTTCTTAGACTTCTCTGAAAGTAATCCGTTCGGAGATATACAATAATGTTTGGTACTTGGTTTTATCATAAGAGAGTAAGAACTGCGGTATCCGTATTTGGTTCTATGTTTAATAACTTGTATGTTCTAAGACAGAACAGTTCTGGTGAAACTATCTCTCAAGTAAAAGTTCCATTATCTTATGCACCTAAGAGAAACTTTATCTCTAGATTACAAGCGATGAATAGTGGTGAAGATGCAGAACGTAGGGTCGCAATCAAGTTGCCTCGTATGTCCTTCGAGATTACGAATATGCAATATGACGCAACCAGACAATTACCTAAGACAAACAACATATCAACTGTAGTAGAAAATAGTGTTACATCTAGAAGACAACTTTATACTTCAACACCATATACTATTTCATTTCAGTTGAACATATATGCAAAGTCACAAGATGACGCATTACAAATTGTAGAACAGATTCTACCATACTTTGCACCACAATATACTTTGACAATCAAACCTTTCTCTGATATAGACACATTGACCGAAGATGTCCCTATCACATTATCAAGTGTTGCATTCTCAGACGATTTTGAAGGTGCGGTAGAACAACGTAGAACGATTATATATACTTTAGACTTTGAAATGAAGATTGCCCTATACGGGCCAGAAGGCAATAAATCTATTATTCGTGATGTGCGTAATAACTTATTCTTACAAGACGCAGGACTAGCTGATAGTGATGTGTATATTAAGACCTTACAGATAACTCCTGACCCCACGTCTGTAAGTGCTGACAGTGACTATGGATTTATAGAAACCGATTTGGATAGTGCAGTATAATGAGTGAAGAAAAAAGAATTAAAGATGATTATGAATACTCTCGTGACACCTACTATGAAATACTAGAGAAGGGTAAAGAGAGTATGGAACTAATGATTGAAGTCGCAAGAGAGAGTGAACACCCTCGTGCGTTTGAAGTATTATCTACTATGATGAAAAACATGGCAGACGTAAATGATAAACTTATGGATTTGAATAACAAAAACAAAGACATAAACAAAGAAGACGACCCCAAACAACTGGGTAATACTACAAACAATCTATTTGTAGGAACTACTACAGACTTACAGCGACTTATACAGAATGAAAAGAATGTAGTTATAGATGCAGAACCAACAGACGAATGACCATTATCTTGGCAATATCAATGTCAAGCGTGATGGAGTTCAACACAATTTTACCGAAGAAGAGGTTAAAGAATACTTAAAGTGTTCTAAAGACCCTACATATTTCTGTAAGAAATACCTCAAAGTTATCTCTCTTGATGAAGGATTAGTTCCTTTTAATCTTTATCCTTATCAAGAAAAAATGTTTAACCACTTCAATAATAATAGATTCTCTATTGTTCTTGCGTGTCGTCAATCTGGTAAATCTATTAGTTCGGTAGGATATATTATTTGGTATGCTTGTTTTCATAGTGAGAAAACTATTGCTGTACTTGCTAACAAAGGTGCGACTGCAAGAGAAATGTTAGCACGTATCACTCTTATGTTAGAGAACTTACCATTCTTTTTACAGCCAGGCTGTAAAGCACTTAACAAAGGTTCTATTGAGTTTAGTAATAATAGTAGAATTATTGCAAGTGCAACCTCTGGTAGTTCTATTCGTGGTATGTCTGTTAACTTACTATTCCTTGACGAGTTTGCTTTTGTTGAACGTGCAAACGAGTTCTATACTTCTACCTATCCAGTTATCTCCGCAGGTAAAGATACCAAAGTTATTATTACTTCTACCGCAAACGGTATTGGTAATACTTTCCATAAGATATGGGAAGGTGCAGTTCAGAAGGTAAATGAGTTTGTTCCTTTTACTGTTAACTGGTGGGACGTGCCAGGCAGAGACGAGAAGTGGAAATCACAAACAATTGCGAATACGTCTCAATTACAGTTTGACCAAGAGTTTGGAAACACTTTTTATGGGACAGGGGATACCCTAATCAATGCCGAAACATTATTATCATTTAGAGCGTCTAACCCAAAAGAAGTTCTTGAGGGTGGCGACTTATTAATATATGACCGTCCAAACAAAGACCACGATTATATCATGACTGTAGACGTATCAAAGGGAAGAGGTCAGGATTATTCTACCGCAACGGTAATTGATATCAGCGTAAGACCCTTTAAACAGGTTGCTATCTATCGCAATAATACTATATCTCCAATACTCTTGCCTAATATTATATATAAGTACGCAAAAGTCTATAACGAGGCATATGTCGTAATTGAATCTAATGACCAAGGGACTTTAGTTTGTAATGGATTGTATCAAGACTTAGAATATGATAATATCCATATGGAATCTGCAATTAAAGCAGACCGTATTGGTATTGAAATGAATCGTAAAGTGAAACGACTTGGTTGTTCTGCAATCAAAGATATCTTAGAAAACCAAAAACTACAGATTGTTGATGAGAATACTATTATGGAGATATCTACTTTTGTCTCTAAAGGTCAATCTTATGAAGCGTCTGACGGTAATCATGACGATTTAATGATGAATTTAGTCCTATTTGGATACTTTGTATCGTCTCAATTCTTTGCAGATATGACAGATATCAATCTAAAAGAAATGATGTTTGCAAAGAAAATGAAAGAAATTGAAGACGATGTACCTCCTGTAGGGTTTATTGATGACGGTTTAGACCAAGTTAGAGAGGAAGAACAACAAAAATCTATGGGATGGCACACTTTTGAAGGTGTAGATATAGGCGTAGAAGATTGGTAATGTATAAATAAAGGTATGTGAACATTACCGTATTATGAAAACTTATAATTAATATTAAAGGAAAAAAGTTATGGCTCTTTTTACACCCTCTGCTTCTCCTGCTGTAACAGTAAAAGAAATTGACCTGACGGGCGTAGTGCCTAACGTTCAAACTTCTACTGGTGCATTCGTGGGGAATTTCGGTTGGGGGCCTGTCGGAGTTGCGACTCTGGTCTCAGACGAATCTGGACTAGTAAGTACCTTCTCAGCACCAACCAATGAAAATACGGTAGATTTCCATTCTGCTGCTTATTTTTTAAAATACTCAAACTCACTGTATGTTGTACGTGAGCAGGATAGTGATGGCGTTAACGCTGTTGCTAACCATTCATCCCTAGGTAGTTTGACTGCACAAGCAATCAACAACTTAGACGCATTTGAGAACTTATCTCTTGATAGTTCTGACGGTGCGTTTATTGCCAAGTACCCAGGCACAATTGGTAACTCATTGAAAGTATCCGTTATCGGAACTGACAGTGCAAGTGGTTCTTCATTGAACTTTGACAATTGGGCATATAAATCTGAATTTGATGCTGCCCCAGGCACATCTAAATTCGTATCAGACCTTGGTGGGTCTAATGACGAAATTCACGTTGCAGTCATTGACGAAGACGGTGAAATTTCTGGTACTGCTGGAACAATTCTTGAAACATTCCCATACTTGTCTGTTGCTAAAAACGCAAAAGCGAGTGACGGAACTTCAAACTACTATAAAGACGTTCTTAAGAATCGTTCTAATTGGGTATACTCTGGTGACTTCCATACTGGTGACTCAGATAGTCTGAGTGACTTTGTAGGTTCTAACTGGGGCAACAACGCTACAACTTCTGGTGAGAACTTTGCAACTGGACAAAACTTCAGTGCAACTCAAAGCACTTGGTCATTTGCTTCTGGTGTGACCTCTTCTTCATTAGGAACTGACGATGTACTTCGTGGTTTCGATAAATTTGAAGATAAGGACAACATTGAAGTAGATTTCTTAATTGCTCCAGAATCTATTGCAGACGCAACTGCAACTACTGTCGTAAATGATTTAGTAGGTATTGCAGGCACAACTCGTAAAGATTGTGTTGCTGTCGCATCACCTTCACGTAACGCTGTAATTACTGTAGGCACTAATACTGGTGTCCTAGCTTGTAATAACACTTACACGAAGTCTTCGTATCTAATACAGGATAACAACTACTTGAAAGTATTTGACAAGTATAATGACAAATACATCAAGATTCCTGCTAACTCCTCAACAGCTGGATTAATGGCAGCTACTGACTTAGTAGCAGCACCTTGGTTCTCTCCTGCTGGTTCTAGACGTGGTAGATATGTTGGTATTACTGACATCATTCTATCTCCGACTAAAGCAGAAAGAGATACATTATATAAGGCTGGTATCAACCCAATTGCAAACATTCCAGGCGAAGGCATTATGCTCTTTGGTGACAAAACTAACGAATCAAGACCTTCTGCGTTTGACAGAATCAATGTTCGTAGATTGTTCCTTGGAATTGAAAGAGCAATTGCAATTGCAGGACGTAATGTAATGTTTGAATTCAATGACGAGTTTACTCGTGCCGAGTTCGTAAACATTGTAGAACCGTTTCTTCGTGAAATTCAAGGTCGAAGAGGTATCACGGACTTCCGTGTTGTCTGTGACGCTACGAATAACACTGCTGCTGTGGTTGACCGTAATGAATTCATCGCATCTATCTTCATCAAACCTGCTCGTTCTATTAACTTCGTAACATTGAATTTTGTTGCAGTTAGAACTGGTGTTGAGTTTGAAGAAGTAGTTGGCACAGTATAAGGAGTAAGGAAAAATGGCAATATTAGGCGTAGACGACTTTAAGTCAAAACTCAGAGGGGGCGGTGCTCGTCCTAATCTGTTTAAAGCGACTGTCAACTTTCCAGGCTATGCAGGGGGAGACGTAGAACTTACGTCTTTCCTTTGTAAGACTGCTCAGTTGCCAGGCTCAATAATGAACTTTGTAGATGTACCTTTCCGTGGTCGTCAGTTAAAAGTAGCTGGTGACAGGACTTTTGAACCTTGGACTGTAACCATCATTAATGATACGGATTTCACAATCCGTGATTCTATGGAACGTTGGATGAACGGTATCAATGCACATAGTGCTAATACTGGTTTAACTAACCCTATTGATTATCAAGCAGACTTGATAGTTGAACAATTAGATAGAGATGGTGAAACTCTTAAAACTTATAACTTCCGTGGTTGTTTCCCAACTAACGTTGCACCAATCGATGTAAGTTATGAGACTGTAGACACTATTGAAGAGTTTACAGTTGAGTTCCAGATTCAATACTGGGAATCTAACACAACTAGTTAATCTAGTTATATATAGAGAGGTAAGGGAATTATCCCTTGCCTCTTTATTATGAGGAACATAAATGGCAGAACAAGAT